ACGCATGTTCGTTTTGAAAATTATGATGACTCAGGAGATGTCCCTCCTCAATTAGAAATAACAATATAAGGTGACTTATGCCTATTAATGTACCACAAAGCGTTTTTGATAAATACTATGATGTAATTGATTCCACATTTACAATATTTGGCGTTACTTGCAAATTAGTTTACATCGAGACTGTAGAGGAAATATCGACTTCATACGATAACTTCCCTACGCACAATTCAATTAGTGCGCATAGGAGAGGCGGGGGAAATCCCGCATATCGTAGAGAAGAAGTGGTATTAAAAGAGGTCGAAAAGACGGAGGACATTAAATTAAAAGTATATTGGGATAATAGAGCTTGGATAAAAGTTTCCAACGACATTGTTGTTCCAGACAATTCAATACAAACTATATCATATATGACAGATCTTCCTAAAATACTTAGGGCAAAAGAGCTAATAGTTCATAAAGATATAGAGGATTACGGCGAAATAAGATTTAAAAGAGCGGGCGAATATTACCCTATGGGCCTGAAACAAAACAGATACGTTGCTTGTTTTTGGGAGCGTGCTTAATGAACATCAGCATTAAGCTTCTGGATACAGCGGCAACAATTCAGCAAAAAGTAAATACGGCTTTAGCTGCAGAGTTAAACAAGGCTGTAACTGGTAATAAAACTAAATTTGAAAACAAAGCAAAGTTTTTTGTTAGAAAATGTATAATGGAGCAACCTGAGATAGCTAGCATAAGTATTGGCGGGCAAGGATCTCTGGCGGCTCAACTAGGTGTTCAAAAGGGACAAGAGCAGTCTGTAGTTAACTCTATAGTAAATTCTATAGTTGAATCTACTACAGTACAATTAACAAGGTTTGATAACAAACTACACGGAAAGCTTCACATTAATTTCCAACCTTCAGATTTTGTTAACTTGCTAGCCTTACCGCAAGGCTTTGTGAATACAGAAAAAGGACAAAGTTTACACTGGTTAAGATGGTTACTTAGAGAAGGTGCCAAGCCAATTGTCATAGGTTACCAATACGTGCCGGGAAAAGCTGGTAGGTCAAGAGGTGGTGTTATGATGGCAAACGCCCAATCTTGGAGAGTTCCTCCTCAGTTTTCAGGTACAGACGAAAATAACTTTATTACAAGAGCTTTTTCTGGTAGAGAAAAAGAAGTACAAGATTTATTTGGTCAATTATTAGGTAAGTAAAGGTTTAAGATGGGCGAGTTTGACTTAAAGGGTTTTAATCGTGTAACAGACCTAAACCTTAATAATCATATACAAGACAACATAATAGAATTCTTTGATTGGGCTTTGCTTAATAAAGGAAACTATTTTAATGTGGATTTAGGTGAACAGTCTCCCGGCGGAGACGACTATAGCAGGCTTCGCCTGTCTTCAGATCCTAATTACACAGCAGGAAAAGTTTGGGAAGGTTTTAGAGGAAACTGGGTTTGGCAAAGTGGGGTCAATTATAGTACGTCTCCCATAGTGGGAACGAACAACGCTAAACCGGGCATATCTGGTGTTTATGTTGATGACACCTTTTATCCTAGCGACACAACAGGAACTTATGCTCACCATGTTGACTATTTTAACGGTCAAGTAGTTTTTGACACGGCAATACCAACAGGTAGCAAGGTTCAAGCTGAGTTTAGCTATAAGTGGATAAATGTGGTGTACGCCAACAGCATCCCTTGGCTGAGAGAAGTGCAGTACAGATCGCTTGATCTTAACTCCAGTTTTCTTCAGGCAGGAAAAGGAGAATGGGACACTCCGCCAGAAACTAGGTTACAGCTACCAGCTATAGCCGTAGAAATTGTTCCTAGAAGGACGCTTAGGGGTTATGCGCTTGGCGGCGGTCAGTGGGTTTATACAGACGTATTATTCCACTGTATTGCTGAAAATGAGATGACTAGAAACGAATTAGTGGATATAGTCTCATTCCAATCGGATAAAAAAATTGGCACTTATGATAGCAATGTTGTTGCTAGAAGTGGTGATTTCCCCATTGATTATAGAGGAGCACCAGTTTCTGGAGCTTTAGCTTTCCCTGATCTTGCTGAAAAGCATAGGGGAACATTTATAAGGCTTATAGATCCCTCTGTTCAGGGGATGGACATGATAAATAGCAATATGTACGGTGGAATCGTTAAGATAACCACTGAAGTAATCAACTTAAATATATAATTTTGTGTATAATAAATTAGACAATACTTTCTACTTAGGAGAGAAAAGAAATGGCCGCTAATAATAGAATTTTCTACGCTTGCCAAGCCGTAGCCATGAAACCAATGGCGGGCACAAACGCTGAGTACAAGGTTGCTCACGGTGTGCAAAGTGTAGGTATTACAACAAACTTTAATCTAGAACAGGCTTTTGAGCTTGGTCAGATTCAAATTTACGAAAACATCGAAGGTCTTCCAGACGTTGAAGTTACGATGGAAAAAGTGATTGACGGTTATCCGTTGCTTTACCATTTAGCTTCTGCGCAAGCTGAGTCCGCAGGTCTGGTTGGTAGAAGTAAACCTAGAGCAGACGTTGCACTTGGTATTTACAGTGATGGTCAAGACTCTATTAATGACAGCCAAACAAAGCCGTCAACTACGGTCTTTATGTCTGGTATGTATGTTAACAGTATCAGCTACACTGTTCCTGTTGATGGAAATGCAACAGAGTCAATCACGCTTGTTGGAAACCACAAAGAGTGGATTTCATTCCCAGATGCTACTCCAGCTAGTGACCTCAAAACCTTTAGCACTACCCAGACAAATGTCACGGGTCAGGCTTTTGGTGCTAACAACGCCGGCGGCACAACGGACTCTCCATTGGCACTCGCAGGTGGATCTGGTGGTGTTCAACGACGTGAAAACGTTATGCTTGATAGATCAATCATGCCTTTGAGTTTGCTTGGTAACCTTCACGGTGTTATTAATGCTGGATCAAGTCAGGCCTATACTGACACTGGTAATGTTTATGACAGCAGTAACAAAGTTCCACTTGTTCACTTGCAGAACTTCTCTGTGAGCACTGACTTTGGTCGTGAAGACATCTTGGAGCTTGGACGTAAAGCTCCTTACCATAGACCAGCTAACTTCCCAATTGAAGTTACAACAGAAATTGAAGCTATTGCTGTTTCTGGTGACTTTATTGGTGCTTATGAAACTGGTGACCCAGACCTGTTCGAAACAAACGCATCTGGTGACAGCACGGCAGAAGAAGGTATTGTGCTGACACTTAGAGGCGGTATTATGTTTGACTGTGGATTTAACAACAGGCTTTCATCCGTAAGCTATGGTGGTGGTGACGCTACTGGTGGTAATGCTACTATTAGTTATAGTTACACTAACTTTAATGAGCTGACTGTTTGCCATAGTGGTGACCCAGCTTTAATCGGCAACGGAGGCGCTGGTACTTTGAATTACTCACCAAATCAAAGTGGTGTCTTGAAGTTAGCAGGCTAATAAAGTCGGCTTTTGACTTTGGAACTGCGGCGCCTTTTGCGATAGCTATTTAGGAAAGCGAGTGTTTGGCGCAGCTTAGGAAGGAAACAATTTTATGTACAATACTCCCCTCATGAGGTCTCGATATGAAACAGCATGAGCGGGAGTTTTTTGTTGCTAGGATAAGAAGTGGAATAGTCCCGGTTGCCAACAATCACGCTACTGTATATGTACATGCGCCAACTATGATACAAAGTTTAGAAGCTGGAAGGTTGGCCATGTCTGCATATGACAAAGCTTTACACGAAGGCATGATGACTCAGGATCAGATGGAAGAATGGATGATAGACCACGGCCTTTGGTCTTATGAAGAAGATCAGCGTATGGAGGGCATACAGGAGGACATAAAAAGACTAAGAAAAGAGATATATAGCAATAGAGATAATGAAAGATTAAGAGAAAGAATAAGGTTATATATAAGAGCAGGAGAACAGGGATATACTGACTTAGCTATGAAAAAAGCTGAGTATACACTTAATACATGTGAAGGCTTGGCTTTAGCGGCAAAATATAAGTTCATAATAAAAAACTGCTGTACTACGGTAAATGGAGAACCTTATGGCTTTGAGGATATGACAGTTGATTTTGTTTCTTCTCAATACCAAACATCATCGTTAAGTGAAAAGGAATTAAGAGAAATAGCTAGAGAAGAGCCTTGGAAGTCTACGTGGTCTGTATACGGCAAGTCAGAAAATATGTTATTTAATAATAAAGATAGAGACCTAACACAAGATCAAAAAAGCATACTAATTTGGTCAACAATGTACGATAATATACAAGAGCATCTAGAGTGCCCCTCAGAAGAAGTTATCAAAGATGATGATGTTCTAGATGGCTGGTTTGTAGTACAAAAAGAAAAGAGAGAGCAAGAAAAGCTAGAGGCGGAGATGACTGGCGAGCTCACCAACGAAAAAATCAAAAACTCTCATGAAGTTTATATGATAGCAGATAATGATAAGCGTAAAGATAAGATAGAGAAAATGAATAATACCACGGCCTCGATGTTCAAAAAACAGAGGGAGGCGTTGGTAGGAGCAAGAGGTACCGCACAGCAAAACGAATTCTTTGACGAAAAGATAGGCATTAGAGCCCAACAGGGTAAGATGTTTAAAAATAAATTTAGGAAATAGGAGGATAAGATATGGAGGATCATTTTGATGCTTTAAGAGAAAAAGCTGACTACAAACAGCAGAGGGAGGATCAATACAAAGTTGACTCAAAAGATAGACTTTCAAAGATTCTTAAAAAGAAGATAGAGACAACTATGATTGGGGCTTTAAGCAGTATAGAAGAAAACTTAGGTTTTCTATGGAGTCACAAAGATAATGAAGCTCTAACAGAAGATCAGATATACATGAAAGATCTATATCAAAAGATTAGATCAGAAATATTGGATAAAGGTAATACTCAGGCCAGAAATGTTGACGCTGAATTATCTCAGTATGATGTGAAGTGGCTTAAATATACTATTAAAATGCCTGTCATTAGAAAAGACAGCTAAGGAGGATTAAAGATGGCAAAAGAAAAACAGAAAACTGTGGAAGTTACATTGGATGGCGGAAAGAAAGTCAAGGTTGTAGTGAGAAAACCTACCAACAGGGTTTCAGGCGAAGCTCAAAGGATTGGCGCTAAAGTCTGGACAGACTGTATCCGCGATGGAATCATGACCAAGAAAGAACTTGAGGTAGTGATGAAGTCAAACGGTATGTGGGATAAAGCTAAACAAGAGTCGCAGGACTCTATCATTGCTGACCTAAGAGATCTGGAGAAAAAGCTTTACCTTGGTAAAAAAGGCTCAAAGATGAAGTTATCTCAAGCTAAAGACATAGCTTTTAAGATGAGAAAAAAGAGACTTGAACTTAGAGATCTACTAGCTCAGAAAATTGAGTTAGAAGGTAATACCGCCGAAAGTCTGTCAGAAAACGCTAAGTTTGACTATTTAGTGGCAAATTGTACTTTCTATGAAGATGGAAAAAATGTGTATAATTCTCTTGAAGAATACAATGATAAGAGTGAAGATCCAATCGCATTTGGCGCGGCTGCCACATTAGCTGCACTAATGTATTCTCTAGACAAAGACTTTGAGGAAAAACTACCTGAAAATCAATTCTTACTTAAAGCTAATCTGGTAAATGATGATTTGGCTTTAGTTAATAAGGATGGTAATAGAGTTGATACTGAAGGAAGATTAATCAATGATCTTGGTCAATATATAGCTAGTGATGGTAGTAGAGTGGATATTGATGGTAACCCTCTGGACGCAGATGGTAACTACATCCCTCAGTTAACATACACGCATGAAAATGGCAAAGCTGTCAAATTGGCAGTTGAACCTAAAGAAGAAACCGTACCTGAAGAAACTGAAGAAGCCGAAGACAAAACGGAAAGTTAATAGATAGTGTAGTCGCTTAGAAAGATAAAAATGTCACGATTTGTACTGACTGCACAACTACAGCTACAAGCGCCAACCAACGTTGCGCAAGTAGCAAAGCAAATTCAAAATCAGCTCTCCAATGTAACTGTCACTGTACAGACCAAAGGTGCAGCGCAAGCTACTAAACAGATGAAAGACCTGACAAAGGCTACTCAATCTGCTAATACCGCTGCGTTTCAACTTGGTAAAACATTCGCGAGCTCTTTGAAGCGTTTTGCCGCTTTCTCCGTTGCTACTAGATTTGTTAGCCTCTTTACTCAGGGGGTTGGCGGTGCTGTAGATGAAGCTATTAAATTTGAACGTGAGCTTATTAAAGTAGCTCAGGTTACTGGGAAGACCGTAGCCCAGTTAAGCGACTTAACCGCTGAAATTAGAAGGCTAGCTACTGGCCTTGGTGTTTCTTCAGCTGAGTTATTAAATGTGACGCGCCAGCTATCTCAAGCTGGTCTTACTGCGTACGAAACAAAAGTAGCATTAGACGCATTGGCTAAGTCAAGCCTTGCTCCAACCTTTGAAGATATGGCAAAGACCGCAGAAGGCGCGATTGCTATATTCAACCAGTTTGGCAAAGGGGCGTCTGCCCTAGCGGGCCAACTTGGTGCTATCAACGCTGTGGCCGGGCAGTTTGCTGTTGAGGCCGGCGACCTAATCTCTGTTATTCGTCGTACTGGTGGTGTCTTTAAAGCTGCCGGTGGTGACTTGAATGAACTTATAGCTCTGTTTACATCTGTTAGAGCTACAACCCGTGAATCCGCTGAATCCATCGCTACAGGTCTTAGGACGATCTTCACTCGTATTCAACGTCCTAGAACCATCAAGTTCTTAGAACAGCTAGGAGTCTCATTGACTGATGT